TTTAGTGAAAATCCAAAAGAAATGATTGCTAGTGATGTGTTTACAACTGAAGAAGAAGCAGAAGCAAGAGCTGAGGAAATAGGTTGTGAAGGTACACACACAATGAATCAAGATGGTGAGAAAGTTTACATGCCATGTTCGACTCATGACAGATATAATGAATTGACAGAATCTTCTTATGCAAAAGACTGAGGTCAACTTATATAAAACAGGTTCTAAAGCTATTGGTAATGTCCCGACTTACATACAAGCTAATGCAAGAAGGGGATTAGAGAATCTTGAGTTTGCTGGTGATGGTCTAACTGATAAAACTAAAAGAGAAGCTAGAGAGATGGCTAATGGAAATATATCTGAAGGAAAAGTCGTTCGTATGAATGCTTGGTTCTTGAGACATGTCTCTGATTTAGATTCTCCAAGAGCAAATGAATATCTAAGAGGCGAAGGAAAAATGACAGCTGGTCAAGTTGCTTGGTTGCTTTGGGGTGGTTCATTATCTAGTAAAGGAAGAATGAAAGCACAGCAATGGGCAGGGAGACAAGTTGAAAGATTAGAAAGAGAAAAGAACTTTGCTTCAGCTAGGGAGCTGATTGACAGAAGGAATTTGTTGAGAGAAGCTAAATGGGATGTGAGGCTAAACCGATTTAGGACAAAACAATCTAAGGATTCAATGTATGACCAATATGATGAGTTACTCGGAAATTGGGATTTTGCATTGGCTAGACAGTACTATGGTCTATTGGATGCTCAGAGAAAAACAATAGATAAGTTCTTGGCTGAGAACTCTCCAACGATTGTTGGGGTGCAAGGTCTAGTCAATTTTCAGATAGATAAAACAACAAAGCAATGGCAGGAAGATTTAGTGGATGTATATCTATCCATGACAATTGACTTTGCCTATCTTCAAACTGGGTTCTTACTTCCAGATGAAAAAGCGGATGACAACTATGTATTCACTACAACTGAGCAGGAAAGAATAACAAGAGCAAGAAGAAGAAGACCTAGAAAAGAAATTATTGATAGAGGCTTTTATCCTAGAAGAAGAGGCGGTGGAAAGCTCCCTATAGATAGACAAGCCTTCAACAAGAAGTCTGCAAAGTTTGTTCAAGATAGGTTAGACAACTTACTTCCAGACATGGCAAAGACTCAGAAGAACAATCTCAATAGAGCACTTAGAAAGTCGATTGATGAAGTTGCAAATTTAGGTCTTACTGGTAAAAAAGCAGAAGATTTTATGAGAAAAGAAATATCAAAAGTATTAAGCAAAAAGAATTTGGGTAGAGCAATGACCATAGCAAGAACAGAAGGAACAGCTCTAGCAAACTATGGAATGAATCAGTCAGCTAAAGCTACTGGTATTCCTACAACAAAAGAATGGTTGACTCAGCGTGATGGAAAAGTGAGAGATGCTCACTTGTCTGCTGATGGAACTGAAGTTGGAGAAAATGAAGCTTTTGTGATTCAAGGATATAAATTAAATTATCCTTCTGATACTAGCTTTGGAGCTCCACCTAGTTTAGTATGTAATTGCAGGTGTACTGTAATTTATCATGAGAAAAGGATATGAAAATGAATAGAGATAATATTGAGTCAAAAACTTTTGACATTAAGACAATAGATGAAGTAGAAGGAAAAGTAGAAGCAGTCTTTTCTGTATTCAATGAAATTGATTCTGATGGAGATGTGGTTATGCCAGACTCTATCAAATCTGGATATGGCGAAAATGGTGTTGCAATGGTATGGGCTCACGACTGGAAGAATCCAATCGGTAGAGGAGAGATAGTATCAGATGACAGCAAAGCAGTTTTTAAAGGACAGTTCATAATGGACACACAAGCTGGAAGAGATGCATTCAACACAGTCAAAGCAATGGGTGACTTACAGCAATGGAGCTTCGGTTATGAAGTTCTTGACTCTGAGAATGGTTCATTCCAGAAAGATGGACAAAACACACAAGCTAGATTTTTAAATGATTTGAAAGTATGGGAAGTCAGCCCAGTATTAGTTGGAGCTAATCAAAATACTTTTACAGTAGGTGTTAAAGAGAAATCAGAAGATTCTGTTAAAGAAGAAACTGGATTGACCTTAACTAACGAGACAGATAAGTTGCTTATCAAGTTGTCTGCTCTTCTAAGAAGGATTAAGGAACTTACTTCCTTGAGACTTAAAAAAGAAAAAACATTAAGTGAACCATCAACAACTTTGGTGCGGGATTTGCAAGATGCTCTTCAAGAAGCATATCAAGATATTGATACGCTCTTAGGGGTAGCAAGTGCTGAAACTCTTGAAGAAGAGGAAGCTGAAGAAATTGATGAAACAACTTTATTGTTAGAAACAAATAGAGTTCTAATGGAAACATTAGAGGAAATAGAGGACTAGAAATATGTCAAAATTAAATGATATGAAAACGGAACTCCAGAAACTCCAAGAGAACACTTTAGCTGAATACAAGGAATTGGAATCAACTGATTTCAACTCTGAGAAAAAAGAAGAGTGGGCAAAAAGAAATGAAAGAATGGCAGAACTTAATGGAGACATTAAAGAAGCTGTAAAAATTGACAACGAGAGAAAAGAAATAGAAGCAGGATTAGAAGCTGGTAAAGCAGTAGAGCCAAAAGCAATACACACTGAGCCAAAGACTGAAAATGCTCCATTTCAAACTCTCGGACAACAATTCATGAAGTCACAAACTCATGATGCATTCCTTGAGAATGGTCAAAAGAACATTTCATCCGAGTTAAAATGGAATCCACAAGTAGAATTAAAAACTACTTTAACAGAGACTGGTTATCCACCAGCAGTAACACGAAGCCCATTAATAGTTCCAACAGGAACATTAAATCCGCTTCAAATTCCAGACCTAATTGATACCATCATTACTGATAACTATCAATACAAGTATTTGGAAGAGACTACATTCACAAACAACTCTACAGCTAAAGCTGAAGGAGCATCTCTTGGTGAAAATGCATTAGCATTCACAGAGAGAACAGAGAGCATTCGTAAGATAGGTTCTTTCGTTCCAGTTACTGAAGAATTGTTAGAAGATGTCTCAGCTGTTGAAGGATATCTTAGCTCAAGATTACAAACAATGGTTAAACTTGCTGTATCCGACCAAATGATAGGCGGTTCTGGAACTGCCCCTAACTTGACAGGTATCTTAAATAAAACTGGAATTAATAGTTTTGCTTATGGTAGCTTCGGTGGCGGACTTAAAAGAATTGGTCAAATATACGAGGCAATAACTGAAATTAGAAAAGATAGCTTTCTTGAACCAGATGCAATTATTATGCATCCAGAAGACTGGTATCAAGTAGTAACTGAAGTTGCAGACACATCTGGAACATCTGGAGCTGGGTTTACTCAGACAACTCCATTGTTCGTTGGTGCTGGACAATTCGGTGGTGGCGTTGGTCAAACTCTTTGGGGTTTACCAGTAGTACTATCAACTGAAACTGCTTCGGGAACTGCAATAGTAGGTGTCTTCGGTGGCGGACAAGCTATCCATATAGTCGCAAGACAAGGTATGGAAGTTGCTATGTCTGATTCACATGATGACTTATTCGTAAAAGATACTATTGTGCTAAAAGCAACTGTAAGAATGGGTATGCCAATCTACAGAGCTTCTGCTTTCTGTAAAATTACAGGATTATAAGGTAGAACTGAATGACTTTGATGGGGCATCATTTATATGGTGCTCCATTAGTCGAAAGGAATAAAATGAAAATTTTAAAAAAGAATGTATGGAAAAATAATGCTGGTGATGTGCAAGAATCATCTTCTAATGACCTACCCAAAGGATGGGCAAAAGGTAAATTACTTGGTATTGCAGGACAAGAAGTCTCAGACGCTCAGCTTAAAGAGTGGGGACTAGCATCAACTAAAGCAAAAGCTCCACAAGAAAACAAAGCTAAGAGCTAGATAACTCATGGCAATAACCAATGGGTATTGTACTCTTGCAGAGTTAAAGACTTATATGGGTTTAACTGGTAGTGGTCAAGATGCAAATCTTGAGAACACTGTTGAAGGGGCTAGTCGTCAGATAGATTCTATCTGTTCGAGAAGGTTCTATCAAGACGGAAGTGTCACAACTAGATATTTTACTCCAGATAATTCCTATTATTTGTATGTTCCAGATATATCAACTCTTACTGGTTTGGTTGTGAAACTAGATGACAATGATGATGGAACGCATGAGACGACAATAACAATTAATACTGACTTCATTACTGAACCAGTTAATGCTGGACAGAATCAAGTACAGTATCAACCATATACAAAAATAAGAATGTTAGACACTAGGAGCTCAGAGAGATTTGATGCTTCTATTGTTAACAATGTAAAAGTAGAAGCTAAGTGGGGATTTAGTTCTATCCCAGATGCAATCAAACAAGCAACATTTCTACAAGCAACAAGACTTTTCAAAAGAAAAGATACTCCATTCACTACTTATGGCGGTCAAAGTACTGGAGCTATTAACCTTCAATTTAACTTTGATGATGATGCAATGGAACTCATAAAGGGCTATAAGAAAAATCAACTCTAATGGCAGTTGGTAACAATTTTGAATTTAAAGTTATCGGTGCAGAAAAACTAAAAAAAAGACTTAAGGCAAACAATCTTTTATTAACTCCCCTAAGAGATTATTTTAATGCTACAGGTAAAGTCGTAAAGAAATATGCTAAAGAGAATACCCCAGAAGACACTGGAGCTCTTACAAGTAGTATCAAATACAAAAAAGTAAAATCAAAAGGAGCTTTACCAAAAGGTATTATGGTTTACTCAGATAAATCTTACGCTAAAGAAGTTCATGGAGATATAAAAGCCAAACATAAGTATAGAGGACTTAAGTTTGACAAACAATACAGCAGTGAGAACAGAGCTCAGTTTGACAGAACAGCTGGTAGAGCAGTCTCAGCACAAAAATTAAAAGGATGGTCAGAGCGTAAAGGTCTCAATCCACATGCAGTCTCAGCATCTATTGCAAGACAAGGTACTCCAATAATTCCATTTTTGAAAATGGGTTATGAACAATCATTTGCTGAGAGAAAAGTGTTACTCTTAGAAGCTACAAAGAAAATTGAACGAAAGTATAAGAAGGGTAGATAATGGCATCATTAACATCAATTAGAAATGGCATAGCTGGTAACCTTGAAGATATTTCTTCTTTAATGGTTTATGGTTATGTACCAGATTCTATTGAACCACCTACAGCAGTTGTTGGAGTCGTTAACAATATTGAATACGATTCAACTATGCAAAGAGGTGCAGACACTTATACCATTCCTATATATTTATATGTCTCAAGAGTTGATGCTCAAGATTCACAAGAGACCTTAGATAGTTATTTGGCTTCTAGTGGTGCTAACTCAGTAAAGGCACAAGTAGAATCTGATGTAACGCTAGGTGGCGTGGCAAGTTCTGTTAGAGTAGTGGAAGCAGATAATTATGGAGTCTATACTGTAAACAACATAGATTATTTAGCAGTAGAATTTAGCGTTGAGGTAATAGCATGAAATATGAAATAACGAGCGGACTAGATGTCGGCAAGAAAAGATTTGAAACTGGTGATATTGTTACTAAACAAGAACTTGGCAAATCCTTCAAATGGTTAGTCGAGCAAGGTATAGTGGTAGATGAAAAAGAGATGAAGAGAGCACGAGATGAAAAAGGTCACTTCATTGCTGATAATCCAGATACAGAAAAAAATGAAGCATGGGTTAAAAAGGAAGAAGAAGAATAATGGGCTACGGGAAATACTCTGGCTCTGGAAATAGAACTAGTAGAAGAAGAACAAGGAAGACAGGTAGAAGGTAATGGCATTTCAATCGGGTAAAGATACTGTAGTGATGTTTAATCAAAACAATCTCAGTACTTATATGAACTCAGTAGATAATTCAAGGACAGCTGATGTAGCAGAGACAACAAGTTTTTCTGCATCTGCAAAAACATATTTAGTTGGAGAAAACGATGCAACTATTTCATTAAGTGGTCTCTATGACGCTACTGCTGATGCGATAGTACAACCTCTTTTAAGTGGTGGAACTCAATTCGACTATGTTCAAGGACAAACAGATTTGACAACTTCAGCAAGATGTACTTTTGGAATTGCAAATATAACTAACTATGGTGTCTCAAGCCCAGTTGGGGATGTAGTTGCAACATCATTAGACTTACAAGCAACTGGTGGATTCTTTTCTGGTGTAGTAGTAATTGCATCAGCATTTACAGCAACAGGTGTACAAGGTTCAGTCATTGACAATGGCGCACTAACATCATCTGGAGGTGGCGGGTTTATAATCGTGTCATCCGTCAGTGGTACTTCACCAACAGCTGTAGTCAAAATTCAACACTCAGCTGATAATTCAACATACGCAGATTTGATAACTTTTACTCTAGCAAATAGTGCAACGAGTGAAATAAAAACAATAGCTAAGGGAACAACAATCAATAGATATATTCGTATATCTAATACAATTGGTGGAAGTTCTACTCCTACTGTAAATGCTACAGTGGGATTCGGAAGAAACAATTAAGGAGAAATAATATGGCATTTGTACATGGTTCGGATTCAGTATTTAAGTTGGACAACGCGTCTGCTTCATTAACTGATATATCATCTTACATAAGCAATGTTGATTTTCCAGAGACAGCTGATGTCGCTGAAACTAGCGTTCTAGGAGCAAGTGCAAAATCGTATATAGTCGGATTATCTGACTCTAGCGTGAGCTTAAGCGGATTCTATGATGCTACTTTTGATGCTATAGCTGGTGCAGTCGTTGGTCAAAGTGCAACTTTGACATTCGAATATTCACCAGAAGGCACATCAAGCGGTAAGCCAAAATATAGTGGAGAATCAATAATGACTTCTTATTCATTATCTTCTCCAGTTGGTGATGTCGTTGCATGGTCAGCTGACCTACAAGTCTCTGGTGCAGTCACTAGAGCTACACAT